CTACACTCCGTCGTCTTTACAATGCCGGGGATATAGCCGGTGCAGCAGACGAGTTTGTAAAATGGAACAAAGGCGGGGGCAGGATATTACCGGGACTGACCCGGCGCAGGCTGGAAGAGCAAGCGCTGTTTTTGTCGTAGTTGTGCCATAATACCCCCACAAAAGGGTCACCGTATGCTCAAGAAGATACAACTCAAACCCGGGGTAAATCGTGAAAATACCCGCTACACCAACGAAGGTGGCTGGTACGAGTCTGAGAAAATTAGATTTCGCCAAGGGACACCTGAAAAGATCGGTGGGTGGCAACGCATTTCTAGTTATACCTATCTGGGCGTATGCCGGTCTCTTTGGAACTGGATAACCCTTGGCGGGCAAAACATCGTTGGTGTCGGTACTAACCTGAAGTTCTATATTGAGCAGGGCGGGCAGTACTACGACATTACCCCTATCCGGTACACTGTAGTCCTCACTAACCCCTTTACCACTACTAACTTATCCACAACAGTACTTGTCACCGATGTGGGGCATGGCTGCGTAACCAACGACTTCGTTACCTATAGCGGAGCTAGTACGTTTAACGGGGTTACCCTAAACGGGGAGTACCAAGTCACTGTAATTAACGCCAACACCTACAACATTACGTATGCGTCTGCTGCTACTGGCACGGGTGCAGGGGGCGGCACAGTTACGGCGGCTTACCAATTAAACACTGGCTCGGAAATAAGTACACCACTTACAGGGTGGAGCGCAGGTGCGTGGGGTGCGGGTAGTTGGGGTAATGGCGGCATTAACTACACGCCGATTCGACTTTGGAGCCAGTCTAACTTCGGGGAAGACCTGATATTTGCTTATCGCGGTGGTGTTATATGTTACTGGGAGGCAAACCTAGGCACGGGCACACGCGGCACTTTGCTAACTGCTAGCGTCGGGGCTTCTGACGTACCTACTATAGTTAACGGGGTTCTCGTATCAGATACTAGCCGCTTTACCTTTGCGCTTGGGTGTAACGAGCTTGGGTCTGGGGTACTCGACCCGATGCTTATCCGTTGGTCTGACCAAGAAAACCCTGCTATGTGGACTCCGTCTATTACTAACCAAGCGGGTAGCCTACGCCTGTCTCACGGTTCCGAGATCATTACGGCGGTGCAGTCACGGCAAGAAGTTCTGGTATGGACTGACTCTACACTTTACGCCTTGCAGTATCTTGGTGCGCCGGATGTGTGGGGCTCACAGTTGCTAGGTGATAACTTGTCTATCGCAAGTCCCAACGCGGTAGCCTTTGTTGGTGGTGCGTCGTACTGGATGGGGCAAGATAACTTTTATGTGTATGACGGTGCAGTGCGCATCTTACGCTGTGACTTACGTAGGTTTGTGTTTAACGATATTAACCTTTTACAGTATGAGCAAGTATTTGCCAGCACTAACGGGGGATTCAACGAGGTCTGGTGGTTCTACTGCACCGCCGCTTCTAATACCATTGACCGGTATGTTGTGTATAACTATATGGAAGACATCTGGTACTACGGCTCTATGGCGCGTACTGCGTGGTTGGACTCTGGGTTGCTCTCTTACCCACTTGCCGCGACTTACAACTTCAACTTGGTTAACCACGAGTACGGTACCGACGATGCGGTGACGGCGACTCCCGCTGCTATTTACTCTTCTATTACGTCTGCCCAGTTTGACTTGGACGACGGGCATCAGTTCAGCTTTATCTGGCGCGTATTGCCTGACGTAACATTTAGTGGGTCTACGGCGCAGTCCCCCGCGATAGTGCTGACTTTGCTACCTTTGAAAAACTCAGGCTCTGGGTATAACAGTCCGTTGTCGGTAGGTGGTGATGCTGACGCTACTATTACGCGGTCTGCGGTTATTCCTGTTGAAGAGTTCACTGGGCAAGTATATACCCGGCTACGGGGTAGGCAGATGTCAATGCAGGTAGAGTCTACTGCGCTGGGTGTAGCGTGGCAGTTGGGCGCTCCTCGTTTGGATATCAGGCCCGACGGTCGCAGGTGATCTAAATGGCGATTACGATTACCCAAATACCTGCACCGGCATTACCGCAGGCGCCAGACGAGTATGACAAAGCCTACATGGACGGGTTAAATAAAGTATTGCGCATATACTTCAATCAGTTAGGTGCAATACGACAATACAATGCAGCGCGGTTAAACTTTAGCTTAGATACACTTCCTACTCAGGTTGACCTGCCCAACTTAAGGATAGGCGACGTGTACCGGGATACCACTGACGGGGTTCAAGAGACAAGCCAGATGCTCCGAATAAAGACCGCTATATACGCTACAGTTACCGCTGCTAGTGTAGGCAGTACAGGCAGTGTGGGTACTGTGGCTATCGTGATAACCCCGTAGGATAAGGATATGAGTGAGCTAAGAACCAACTACCAAGGGGTACCTATACCCGTTGACTCTACTGCTGGGGGTATTAAGTCGCTCTTGTCCGGCACTGTGAACCCCGTTTCATGGTTGCCGTCGCTGATGGGGTTTCTTGCGGGACCGTCTAGGTTTGTCCGGGGTCCACTCAACAGCCCATACCCACACCTAGGTACATATCAGCCGGACAGTGATGGTACCGAAACCGCGCCGCCATCTGTTCAGCAAGATTGGTCCGACTTCCTTGAGCAAAACCCAGAGCTGATTGCCGCGTATTCTGGGGGTAACTCATTGTATTCTGGTGCAAACTCGTTCAACCCGGTAGACACGGTTACCGATTACGGCAGAGACGTAGTGGACACGGTAGCGGGTATCCTTAAAGCCAATGACACCCTCAAGGGAGTAATTTTTGGACCGGGTGGAGTAACGGGCAACGTCATTTTTGGTGGTGGTGTTGGGCCTATCCCCGGGGGCGACCCTGCGATTTACACAGGCACTTATGGTGGGGTTGACACTGGAGTAACCACAGGCATTCCGGTGATTGATGCTGCTATCCAAAAGGTAGTAGGGCAAACGGTTGGGGGCGAAACCACGACCGCTGACGTAATCATAGAAACTGTCGCCAACGCGACGGGTATCCCCATAGATGAAGCCATCGACATCCTTACAAGCACTGGGGTTTTGACCCCCAACACAGGTGCCAACACCAACACCAACACAGGCGCCAACACCAACACAGGCGCCAACACCAACACAGGCGCCAACACAGGCGCCAACACAGGTACCACTGTCTCCAACGACCCAACCGGGGGCACTACAGTGGGGATCAGCAACGAGCCATCGCTTTACGACAAAATTCTGGATTGGCTGAAGAATAACAAAGATGCCACTGACGAAGGAATCCGAACCGCTGCCGAGAAGGCGGGGGTTACGCCAGAAGATATTGCCAAGGCCACGGGCGCTTCGGTAGAGGACGTGCAAAAACGGTGGGATGTGGTGGACCAAGTGCGGAACGCAACAACGCCTACGCCTACGCCTATTGATGTAACGCCTACGCCTACAACTCCGACGCCTATTGATGTAACGCCTACGCCTACAACTCCGACGCCTATTGATGTAACGCCTACGCCTACGCCTACGCCTATTGATGTAACGCCTACGCCTACAACTCCGACGCCTACTGTTGTTGTTGATCCTGTAACTCCGACGCCTACTGTTGTTGTTGATCCTGTAACTCCGCCTCCGCGTGAGCCTCCGCCTGAGCCTCCACCGCCTCCGCCTCCGCCTCCGCGTGAGCCTCCACCGCCTCCGCCTCCGCCTCCGCCTCCGCCTCCGCCTCCGCCTCCGCCATGCCCTGACGGGCAGGAAAGAAACGCAGCTGGCATATGTGTTGGCCCTCCGACGCCTACGCCTATTGATGTAACACCGACGCCTACGACTACGACTACGACTACGCCAAGAGTCCCGTCTTATGAACAGGGTTATCAGACGGTAACAACGGAACCGGGTGACCTTGCACTCATCAAGTACCTATATGACATTGGCGGGGAAAGCATTTTTGCTCCGCAAATGGCAGAGGAAGACAACCCATCGCTATACACCACTTACGCCAGTGGTGGTAAAGTAGCGGAATTCGATATTGTGGAAGAAGCGCTGCGGCTGCTTCGGGGGGATTGATATGTGGGATAAAATCAAAGATTTTTTCACCGACGACGGTGTAGGTTTTGATAAGCTGGATTGGTCCCGCATACTTGGGACTGCCGGTGGTGCCGCCCTTTTATATGGCTTAACCAACAAGGATAGTAAGGTAGGCGAGTTTCTTGGGCTTGGCGGCAACCAACAGCCAGTGGGGTACCAAGGCAAAATTCCCGAAATGACGGGTATCCGTGCTGCCATACCCCAGATTTACGACGCCAAATTGCGTCCGGGTAGTGCCGGGCAACGCTACTTCAGCGATATGAACTACGCCACCACCCCTGCAGACGTAACAGCAAAGCAGGCTGCTGCAGAAACACAGGCTTCTGGGTTGTCATCACTCAACATTGGCAATCCAGTGCGGCAAATGCGTCCGCAGTTGCAAAGGTCCCCCGCGGAAATCCTTGCGAACTACAACTACATAATGAACGACCCCGGTCGAGCCAGTTGGACTGAGGCTCAAAGGCGGGGTCAAGTACAGGGGCTGATGGACAAGGAAGGCGTCTCTCCTATGATGTTGTCCCAAGCCATTGGTATGCCCGTAGGGGATGTGCAGCAGTACGGTCGGTCGGTCAGAGGGCTTACTCCCCCCGTGCCATCGACGCCCACTGCCGGCGCTGGTATCTCCAAGACTCTCGAAGACTTACTTGCCGCGGCCAACAAACCCAAGGCATACGGAACAGGGGCGCCTCCAGTGAAGGGTATGGCTACTGGGGGGTTGGCGTCCATGAAACAAGGGATGTACCTCGGTGGCGCTACCGATGGCATGGCGGACGAGCTGCCTGCTACCATCAACGGTGAGCAAGAAGCGGCGTTGAGCGACGGAGAGTTTATTATTCCCGCGTCGGTAGTAAGTCATCTGGGCAACGGCAACTCTGCGGCGGGGGCACAGGTACTGTATGACATGATGGATCGAGTACGTGCAGCCCGTACAGGGTCCGCCAAACAGGAAAAACGCATAAAGCCAGCTAAGGTGTTACCCGCATGACCGCCAAAGGAGCGAAACAAGGACCTAGCCCTAAACGCGGTGCTCGCTACGAGGCTTTGCAACGGGGGGATAAGTTTTATACTTCGCCACACCCCTGCAAACGAGGACATATGGGATTAAAAGTGGCTGCGACTGGAACGTGCATACCATGTAAGAACTTACTCGAGGCGGTACGCATAGCTGCGGACCGTGAAAACTATAACGCCCGTAAGGTGCGTGAACGGGCGGGTAAACTCAGGGCGCTCGCGGATAACGCTAAGGCTAGCAGAGACTCAGAGCCTCCGGAAAAACGAAGCGTTCGGCTACAACAAGCGAAAGAAAAATCCAGCGCGTGGCGCAGAGCGAATCCTCGACACCATTTGGCGTTGACTACCGCGCACAAGGCGCGCATAAAACGCGCAACCCCGGCTTGGGCCGATAGAGCTAAGATTGTAGCAGTGTACAAGAATTGCCCTCTTGGGTGGCAAGTAGACCACGTTATCCCGTTGCGGGGGAAACTTGTATCCGGACTGCACGTGCACGATAACTTGCAGTACTTACCAGCAAAAGAGAATCGTGCTAAATCCAACCAATTTGAGGTGGTAAATGGCCACAGATATAGGTAACACAGGTACAGGCGACGCAGGACAACTGCTAGGTCGAGAATCTGCCCTATCTAATTGGGCAGGCCCGTATGTCACGGACATGCTCGGCAAGGGCAAGGCGCTGGCACAAACGCCGTATCAGGCGTACACCGGCCCCCTCACTGCTGGGTCTTCCGCCCTGCAGAACCAAGCGTTCACCGGGTTGGCAGGATTGTCGATGCCAACCTCCACCATGGGGGCCTACAACCCAACATCGTTTACTGCGCCCGGCATGGCCGAGTCGTACATGTCGCCTTACTTGACAGCGTCACTCGCCCCACAGCTTGCAGAAGCCCAGCGGCAAGCGGAAATTCAGCGCGTGCAAAACGCAGGCAGGCTGACTAAAGCGGGTGCTTATGGTGGTTCGAGGCAGGCCATCATGGAGTCCGAAGGTGTGCGCGGGTTGCTGGCCAACCTTGCCGGTATCACTGGCCGCGGGTACGAAGAGGCTTACAAAACCGGCATGGGGCAGTTCAACACCGAAGAGGGGCGCCGTCAGCAGGCTCAGGACATGACCAACAAGTACGGTTTTGATGTGTCCAGAATGCAGCAAGATGCGGGTGCTACCCAGCGTGGCATTGAGTCCGAGGGTATCGCTGCCGATTACGGTCAGTTCAAAGAAGAACGTGACGACCCCTTCAAGAAAGTCCAGTACATGCAGTCGCTACTGCAAGGTATGCCCGTCGAGGCGCAGTCTACAACCTACTCGGAGCCGAGCGGGCTCAGTTCGTTGTTGAGCAGTGGCAGCGGCATTTTGCAACTTTTGAAAGACATGAACATTATAAAAGACCCACCAAAAGAAAAATAAGCCCCTTAACAGAACAACCGCGTAAGGTACCCCCATGGCATACGGCATCGGCAGCGTAATTGGCGACATCGACCAGAAAGTAGACACTTACCGGAACAAGCCGGAGGCGTTGGCGCAGATGTATCAGCAGAATCAGCAGCTGATTGACCTGCTTGCCCTCCAGAAGCTCAAGACCGAGAAAGAAGCGGCCATGCGGGACATGCAGATGAAGATGCAGACCCCAGCCGCCAGCATCAAGGACCAGCGCGAGCAGGAAGTGATGGGCATGATGCGCAACGAGGTTGCCCAGCAGATGGGTCCGGGTCTCCAAGCTGCCGGACAGCAAGCAGCTCAAGCGGCAGCACCTCCCGCCCCAGAAGGCGGCGGTCTCCCGTCACTCCCTGCGCCTAACATGCAGAGTATGGGCATGGCCGAAGGTGGCATCGTGGCATTTGCTGGTGAACGTGGGAGTTATGTGTCCCAAGAAGCGTACCGCAGACAAAAAGCCAAAGAGCGAGCGGAGAAAGAACGCCGCGAGCTTGAAGCAGTCTATGGAAATCCAGCACTGCCGTATTCCCCAGAGTCTATTCTGCAAGACCTTATGAATCGAAACAATCGCCCTACGAGCACCGGACGAGAAGACGTAGCGCCCGTAGACCCCGGTCCGGGGAGTGTTGAGCCGAGGGTGTCGAGAGAAGCGTTGCGGGAAGTAGATGAACGCCGTGCAAATGCAGCATCCGCCGCGGAACTTGAAACAGTCTACAGGGGACAACAAAACGCTGATACGTGGAAAGGCGTTGTGGAATCAGCACAGGAGCAGGGTAAATCCCCAGCGGTTGATGCTGTAAAAGACCAGTGGAACAAATCGCAAACCCGAGAACTGTTGACCGACCCGAAAGCGCAGTGGGAGAGGTCCAAGACAAAAGAGGTCGTAGACGGGCTTGGCGGTTTGTTGAACCGTGCGGGTAGCTCTATCGCGGATGCTTGGCGCGAAGGTAGTCGCATTCAGGCACGTCCTTATCCCGGGCAAGCGGAGGCTCGCTATGTGCAACTCATGGAGCGTGCGTTATCAGAGGAAGAAAAACAGCTTGAAGCCGCCAAGCGTATGGGGTTGATTCCTGACGAGCGCGCACAACCTGCTCCACCCACTGCTACACCCACTACTACACCCACTACTACACCCACTACTACACCCACTACTACACCCACTACTACACCCGATGCCACAGCAGGTATCTCCACACTACCACGAAACCAAACACCTCCCACTACGCCGACGCTGGACGACCCAGACGCGCTTATGAACCTGTCTTACAATGCAGTCAAACAGGCCCCACCTGAAGTGCAGAATGAGTACACTCGTCGTTTGAGCGAGCTGCGCGGGGAGCAGGAAAGCAAACTTGATGCCCTCATTGCATTCCTGCAGGGTGCCGGTGGTAAAACGAGCTTTGCCGCTACTATGTCGGGTGGTGCCGCAGGTATGAACGCCCGCGAGCAGCAGATCGAAAACGAGATCATGGCTACCGTGGACAAGATTGAAACGCTCAAGTTGGAAGAACGGAAGATGGGTGTCGAAGAAGACAAGGTAGCTGCCACCCGTGAAGGAAACAGGATGCAGTTAGAAGCATCACGGTACAACACGAACAGAGACTACGACGCTGTGATGGCTGAAATAGACGCCACCAACTATGGAAACGAGCTGGATTATGCAGTCGCTATGGCAGAGAAGGCCGCAAGCAGCGCCAAGGCGATCAAGGACGCCATCGAGAAACAACAGCTGACTCCCGCGCAACGGCTTGAGTTGTTTGCCTCTTTTGACGAAAACTTGGCCGAAGATGTCAGGACTAAAATTAGTGCGCAGCTGGAAGACACAGAAACCCCACCAGATTCTCCCGAGGGGCAACAAACAATCAATGATGCGGTGACCGCGGCACGTAACGACTACGTGCTGGAGCGCATTGGCAATGTGGCGCAGAGTTACGGCGCGGTTCCCGGGTATACTGTCTTAGGCAAAAAGCAATCACAGTAAGGAGGCCGCGTGCCTATATACGAAGTTCAAGGTCCTGACGGAACCATTTACGACGTCGAAGGTCCAGAAAACGCTGACCCCAATATTCTGATAGCTACCGTAGCCCAGCACGTCGAAAGCCCACGCCGGCCCACTTCAGAAGACATCCAGCAACGCATCGCTGCGCTGAAACCCGAGTATGGATTGGGTGAAACTGTATCGCGTGGGGCTTCTCGCGGCTTCTCGCGTCTTC